GGATGTATGACTTTTTATTAAAAGCATTGGGATCTTCAGGGTTAAAAGGCTTTAACTCTTCGTTTTCTTCTTTACTGATGTATTTGCGAGAGTTGACACCAGAAGAAGAAGAAGAATTAGAGAAGTTATAATCTTTGTCATAGATAAGTCTGCTTATCGTTGATCTAAGATTTTCTTTAGCTTCTGACTCTTCTTTAGTTGTAAAGTCAAAGTCTTCTTCCATATAGAAATGAAGGACATCAAGCATGTCGGTGGCCTCCATATCTATTAATCTCAATCCTTGTGTTAATGATTTACCGTTTAGGTAGTTCCATCTAGATAGTGCCCAGCCGACTAAGGCGAGGACACCTGGGTAGGGCGTTCTGAATACTGCTCCACCAACCAAGTAGTAATGTCTGCAAGCATGTCAACGGATACATACCTGTCTGGATCATTAATTAGGTCATCAAAACGAGCGTAGTTGTCTTCATCCATAACTTTCTTAAAAAGCTCTGTCACGACTCCAGCAGCGCCGGAACCCTCATTGTCTGACGCTGCTTCTACTAGCCCAAGAAGAACTTTTCCTTGAATATATCCTCTGCAAGTAAACTCTTCTCCGTGCAATTTAAAAACAATTGGCTCTCTGTTTGGAGCTTCTCCTGACCCAAAATCTTTGAATCTGTTTGTCATGTTTATTCCTATCTTCTGTCTTTATGCTGATTTACAGCAATATCTTTATTTTATCAGTATTTATATAACTAAAGAACTCTAAACTGATCAGTTAAATATCTGTTGGGCTTTGTTCCTGGATGTCTCACCACCTTTGCTACAACTAGTCTTCCTTGAGTAGAAAAACTTAAGGCTTTTCTTCTTCTAGGGAGAATTAAGTGCGGCTTAGTGCCTTCGTGGTGAGCGTAAGCATGTCTGGCACTAGCAATAACTAGAACTCTCTGATACCTGCTATTTCTTTCGTGTCTCCAGTGAATAGACTGTCGAAGTCTTCCTGTTTTAACCCCGACTTGTCTTCTTGCACCTGAAGCCATAATGATGGCTTTTCTTCTTAAGTATTTCCCTACAGGACCTCTAGGATCTTTTAGTAGGTAGTCCATCCTTGTTCTAGAGAACTTAACAACATTAGTCATTATGGAACCGCCATAGTTGCAACAAGTCTTACGGTCTGAAAACCGCCCTCAGGTTCGTCAACTTCAAGAGTGGCAATAACTCCAAGACCAAACCCAACGGGGTCCCATTGATCAAATTCGTTGATGCTTTCCATCAAAATCCACGCATCATAAGCGGCGACTGTTGATCCCTTTTCAATATTTTCAGGGCTTGGAGGGTTCCCACTCTGTCCTACTGTAGGAACTTCTCTAGAAACAGTAATGTTGATAGTCGCTGTCCTAGGGTCGCTACACCTTCTTGGTTCAACTACCTCATCTCCAGGAGGACCTAAATACATCTGGAGAAGATGCACTGTTAGTTGTTCGCAGTCAATTGCTGGTGACCCCATCGTCCAATACCTTCTAGCTGGTAGAGGCATTGAGTATGAATCATATGTTGTTATTACCTTTTCTAGAACTCCATCTAGAAAGTTTGCAAGGTTTTTTGCATCATCTGAAGCACCACTTACGTCTGTAACTCCCACTGTCTTTCCTCTCAGTTTGTGTCGTTAAGCGATGTATATCGGCTTTACTCTTTCTCCAAGTTGCATAATAACGTTACTTGTGAAGAGATTTATGACTTCATCTATTGAAGGATTGCTGGGGCTTGGCCTTGTTGCATAGACATCTAGAGTCCCAGGGTCTCTTGGACCAATAACTGAGAGAACATCGTCGTATGAAGAACTAACGGTTATTGTTCCTGCAGTTCTGTCTAAATCAATAGCATTAGAGAGAGTTTCTGTTTTTGTACTGTCCCAGTCGGACATGGTTACAGATAGGTTCCAGGAGGTGTCGTTGAGAAGAAAATCAGCATTTATGTCGTCTAAATAAACAAGTGTTGCTCCACCGTTGGAGTCTACATACAGATCCAAAACACTAAGTTCAAATGCCGGCTCTTTGCCAGTTATTCTTCTTGCTCTAGGGATGTCAGGACTAAACACTCGAGCTCTAGCCCTAGCACCGTCGGGGTTGGCAGACTTTAGGAAGAGATCTACTGCGTAGACACCCGTTCTTAGGCTGTCAATGAAGTCTTGGTTGTCTAGGATGGTGTAAGAAACACCCTGACGACTGATGGATGTCACCCTCTGAGGGAGAGCGCATTCGTCGTCTCCTTCATAGAGTTTTATCAGTTCTGTAGCAAGCATTCGTGCCGCTGCTCTACCAGCATTAGGAGGTGGAGTTCCGTAAGTGTAAGTAACTTCTACGTTCGGGGAGCTCCAGTTAGCACCAGGAGTAGCAATAAGAGTTGAGTGATCCGCTAAGTAGTAACTCTTGGGATCAATAATGTTTCCGTTGATATCTCTTACGGTATGGACTCTAACAACTTTTCTACCCCTAAGACGAACCCTACTGTTTGAAGAGGTTCCATCTGCTAGATAGTCGTTTTCGTAATATCTCCCCACACCTGAGATGGGAGTGTTAACAACATTTCCTTCAATCAACTCAGGCCAGTAACTGAGCGTTGATGCTCCAGTCCTAATAAAAGGGTCGTAGACAGAAACATAACGTTCGGTGGTCGTAGTTATTCCAGAAAACTTACGACCAGAAAGTGCCCAAAGAATGTATGAGGCTGTTTTCACAGCGTCATAGGCGTAGTCTGAGTCGGCGTATTCGCCTAACTCATCTACTGAAGCCCAGAGATTGCTGCTCATATCTACCTCTACAGATTAGAGAGGCGGATAACCACCCTGTGTATTTAGGACACCACGGGTTAGTTATCCGCCTCTCGTAGTCTAGTTATGCTGTGGGATCTTCCGTGGAAGCGATGATGTAATCAATCGGGTTGTCAGGATTGAATGTCTCGCCACCTGGGACGTTGTACTCAGTTGTGGAACCCTGAGAAGCAAAGTCCGAAACAGCGGTGTATCCACGCTGACGAACTGCTGTACCTGCGGGTGACACAGGGGAAGAGGCAACATCATCAGCAGTCTTTGCGTAACGGAATTGGGTTACGGAAGGAACTGCGGTAATAACGTGTGTTCCGTTGAATGTTGAGTCAACATCGGCTACAACTACTGTCTGACCGACCTCAAAGCCGTGTGCAGCAGATGTAGTGAGTGTGGCGATGTTAGATGTCAGTGACTTGTTATTCACTGAAGCAGCCAAGTTGTCATACCACTCATAGAATCCGTTGAGACCCTGAGGTGCCCATGTTGCGCGAGCGTATGAGTAAGGACGCTCTGCAGCTACTGGGTACTCCCAGCGTCCGTCTAGACCTGTGTTGAACAGTGGGTTTCCTAGTCCATAGCCTTCAAAGGTGTTGGCTAGCATTCCGTTTTCAATCACACGGTCACCGCTCTGACGCAACTTAGCGTAGGGGAAGACCCAGTGGAAGTATGGAAGTGTGGTGTCTCGCTTGCCGTCCTTGACAGCAAAGGACCAGACCTCAATACAAACTCCAAATCCTGCGGGATCGTCACCAACGCCAGGGGAGGCCCAACCAACGCTCTTGTTATCGGGAGAGTTGAGGGTTCCGAAGTTCTTGCGTAGCAACAGACCGCCAGACATAAGAGCGGAAAGTTCGGGGTCAGGCTCACAAATGGCAATTTCCATTGTGATGCGCTTGAGGGTGTCAGGTGCTTTGTAAGAGACGCAGATTGTTCCGTCTGCAGCCTTCTCTACAATTTCGTCGCCCTCTTCGTATTCGGGGGTGAAAGATGCGCGGAGGAACGCCGAGGTGGTGTAACTATCTCCTGGCTCATTGAGCAAGTTACCAGCGGCGTCGAGTCGGGTGACTCGGATCGCCACACCTTGGACGCTAGCCGCATAGTCCTGTGTAGCCATTCCAGTGTGCTCCTTGATTAAGTGTTTCTCTAGTTATTAATTTATAGGGTTGGGACCGCTACTCTGACCGTGTAATGAACCGACGGGTCAAAGTAAACAGCGGCTGGGCGGTAAGCCTTTATCCGCATATCATTAATGCTAGCATTCACGCCTTGACCTAAGTCTTCGTTGATAACTTCCACCTTTCCTAGGTGAACATCAACAGGTCCAGTTCCGTACATCCATCGGTTTGAAGCAGAAGCAGCCGCGTTTGTTGTTCCCACAGGGCCGTTTCCTGAGTATCCCATTCCGATGATTACTTCTGTACCAAGACGAGTCATGGCCTTGGAAGGCTTTCCATCTTTATCTTCAACAAAGACAAGACGAGACCCAAGGATTGATGCAACATCTCGCGTCATATGGATAACGCCAGCCGCCCCTACAGGAGAGTTGGCTAGTGCTTGCTCTAGATGAAAGAGTGCTTCAGCAGCAGGATAAGCACCTGCGGCAGCAGCCTCAGTTGCTCCACCCGTTTTTGAGAGATAAGGATTGGTTGTGAACTCCGCCTTAGCAGCAGGACCATCCCACAACTCAAGTTCTAGTGCCTTCTGAGTTGCTACCTCTAGTTGCTTTTTGACTCTATCAAAACGATCCTCACCAGGAAGACCGAAAGTGGAGTGCAGATCTTCCACCTCAATGTGGAAAGGGTAGTAATCTGCATAACGCTCGTCTGAGCTTCCGTCGTAGAGTTCTCCACCTGTTACTGACGCATCGTTTGTCGTCAGTAGTTCTAAAGTTGTTGGTGTTGAGTCGTACTCAAAAGAAAACCCTCTAACCCAACGCTCATCATAACTACGAGCAGTGTATTCAGTTACACGGGCAACACTCAGGACCCCGCAGGGTGCAGGAATTAGTTCTGGAGGTGGATAAATCCCTCTGAATGCCATTTCCTACTCTCCTTTGGGGTCCTGAGTGTTACCGCGTTTAAATTATTTGCTTGTCGGCTTAGTACTCAATAGCCGCAGCGGTGGCTCCACCAGTGGTGTCGCGGAGGGCAGCAGCCACACCGTTCACGCTGATGGTTGAGGTAACAGCAAGTCCCTCAATGCCGACCTTGGCAACACCCTCAAAGGTCTCAACGAACATCTTGTAATCGTTGGTTCCGACGAGTGTGCTGTCGCGGATCACGCCGAGGTCAAGAGTTCCTCCATCTAGGAAGAGGAAGGTGCCCTCAGCAAACATGTACCAAGTGAAGGAGTCAGCGAACTCGTTGAGTGCGCCGGAGCTCTGAGCACCGTACACGTTCTGATCTAGTGAGTAAGAAGCAACAACGCCACGGGAGGCCATGTAGCCCTCAATCTCGCTGTATGCATCTAGTGTGCTGTCACCAGGCATTGAGAGGGTGAGATCCGCAGCCATCGCGTCCTTGACCCAAGAGGGTAGGATCACGCGGAGTGGAGCATCAGCCTCTAGGCGGTGGCGTGAACGGTACGCTGTAGCAGCGCGACCGAGCTGGACTAGCATGTCACGACCAAATCCGATGAGGGATGTGGTGGTCACTGCTGTAGAACCAGCGGCGATCTTGCTGAGCAGGTACTGCTCTGCCTCGCGTGCGTGCTGGATGAGTCCTAGCTCGTTGTGACGAGCAATCAACTCTGGGTACGCACGAGTGACAAGGTTGCCGAACTGCAGCTGGAGAGTCACAGCGTCGGTAGCGACGGTGGTCTCAGAAGCAGCAGCAACTGTCAGACTTGCCTTGGTAGCCGTTCCTGGGCTTGCGTCAGTAGCAGCGGTCCACACATCAACAGCATCGCCATAGGCGGAGAGCTCTGGTGGTGTGATGAATCGGATGCCACCACGGTCAGCCTGGAAACGAGGTAGAGCATCACGGACTGGGCGGTTTGTGGTGCCGAATCCGAAGATGTCGTACTTGACCTCGAAAGGTGCCTGGTGTCCACCAGAAGCGACGATGGCCTCAGGGCCTACGACATTCTGAACCTTGGTCCAGTTCTCTTCTGGGTCCTGTGAGAGGATACGATCCTCTGGGTATTCAGTGGATAGTGAAGCAACGATGTGCTGCTCCCCATCTCCACCGTTTACGCGGCGCAGTGAATGGAGACGCTTCTCCATAGCAACTGCAACCTCGCTCATATCATCCATTGGGCTGCCAGCCGTGTACCCAGGAATATCTGCACCCGCCGTGATTGCCACGGGAGCGGCAGAAGTCGCTGAGGTAGGACGACGGTCAGCCGGAACCTCGATGTCGAGGTTGTCTGCATTCTCAGCAGCGGCGGTCACGGGTGCCTCCATTGATTCTTCAGTGGTTGTTTCCTGGATTGATGCCTCAGCTTCAGCAACAACCTCAGCAGCTGCCTCAACGACCTCAGCTGCTGCTTCAGCAACAGTCTCAGTCTCAGCAACTGCCTCGGAGGTTTCCTCCACGGCGGCTTCTGTTGAAACCTCAACCTCAGCGACCTCTTCGGTCTCTTCGGCTGCTGCAACAACAGGCTCTTCAGTTGTGTCTGTTGTCTCTTCTGCAGAGGCTTCCTCTGCAGCAGCAACAACAGTCTCTTCAGTTGTCTCAGCGTCTTCCGCTGCGGCAACTACAGCCTCTTCAGAGGCTGTATCGGTCTCAGTCGAGAGCTCTGCGGTCTTCTCCGCTTCGGCTGACGCTTCAGACATGGGCTTTTTTTCCTTTTCGTCCTCGTCCTCTTCCATTTCAGAATCGGACTTGTCCATAGGAGCGTCGGCTTCGGCTGGTGCCTCTTCCTTCATCTCCTCGTCCATTGGAGCTTCATCCATCTTTTCCTTGTCCATAGCGGCTTCGGAATCAGATGTCATCTCCTTTGGCATGTCTCCCTCTGAAGAGGTCTCTTCCATTTCGGAGTCCTCTTCTTCGGTGTCACCGTCTTCGCCGTACACACGAGAAGCGGCTTCTGCGGCCCGCTGCGCGAGCTCCTGGGCCACTGCCTCGCGGTTCTTGATCTCTGAACGAACAGCATCAAGCATGTCGGCAAGAGCAGTCATAGCGTCAACTGTTTGCGGAGTAGGTTCATCACTCTCAACCGTTTCAAATTCGCTTACGATCTGCGACTGAAGTTCAGCAACTTGTTCATCACTGAGTTCAGAGAGCTGATCAAGCTGTTCCTTGATACGGTCCACTGTCCCTCCTCCGGGCCAGTCTCAGCAAGCAGGATATTTTCCGCTTGCGTTTGGTTGCTAATCACTTTGGCCGAGGGACTCACATACGCAAAGAGCGTGGAGGCACTCCACCTAGGCTTTATACTACATTATTTTTTATTCAGTTATTGGACGAAATTTAGAACTCTTATGAAACTATGTCAGGAGCCTAAGAAGCTTCGCCATTTCTGAAGAGATTTCACTCTGGTTGTAGTAGTCACCGCCAGACATGAAACTCCTCAAGTTTTGTGTTGCTTCGTCGGCATCTTCTTTGCCGATCTTTGCTTCAACCCTGGTAATCATGTCTTCCATAAGGGATTTAAGGGCTGGAGGGATGTCAGAGAAGCGAATTTTCTCCGCTTCTTCCCCGAAAGCAAAGGGGAGGTTAGCGATCACCTTGCCAAGTTCTCTAGATGACGCTCGCACATTCTCTAAAGCTTCAGGATTTAGTGCTTTTGCGTCCAATCTATCTATAATGCCGATCAAATCACCGGCTGCTTCGGCAGCAGCACCGTAGTTTCCAGCGTTATCTAGGTTTTCGGCTTCTTCTACCTTTTTAACAACTCGGTTGAGACCGGCAGTTCCTAGATCCTGCTTCAAACGAGCAAGAACCTTCCTGAATCTTCCGCGAGCATCTCTCGGCTGAGTTTCGGCGGTGTATTTAACGCGACCGCTTTCATCTCTTTCAGGAAGTTCGTCTTGGTTTTTAATCTCTTCCTCAATCGCCTTTCTCTCTTCTGGAGTCAGGTCTTCAAGGTCAGGATCGGGGGCTGCTAAAAGTGCTTCTCTTTCTGCAATTTTTGCGCGAAAACTAGCAACTAGCGGATCTTCTTCAGAAAAGAGAGAACCTTCTCCTGGCCAAATATCAGGTAGAGAGTCTTCCATCCCTAAATCTTTTGCTCTTTTAGTGATGTGGTTTTTTACTTCTTCTCTTCTTTCTGGATCAGATCTTTTAAACGCCCAAAGAGCGTTTCTCAAGTCTCTAGGATTTTCAATTGGAAAAGATCCGTCAGGGAGAGCTAATCCTTTTTCAGCCATCTCTTTGCGCTTCTCAGGAGAGAAGTATTTAAATTCAGAGACACTGGCTTCGTGCTCGTCTTCAGGATCGTCGTCATAACCCTTAAAGTTGTAGGCTACAGCGGCTTCGCTTGAGTCTTCTGGCACACAGTTAGGAACTTCCTTGCCGTCAACGGTCTTCATTCCAATCATGACGTAACCGTCCCAGCAGGGGTTTTCCGCTGCGGCTGTGAGCGTGTCGCCCTCAGGGATCTCATCAATGGACGCTTCACGCCAGCGACCAGGAACAAGATCTCTTCTCTTGAGTGCTCTGGCACGCTTCACGATGTGACGACGAACCTTGGCACGCTTGCCTGGCTTTGCTCTACCGTAGGCGCGGATAGCGTTTTTTAGATCAGAAACATTTCTAATAGGGAATGATCCATCGTCTAGAGCCTTGCCTTCTTTGGCAAGACGCATACGGACTCTACGAGAAATGACAGCAAGTTCTGCTTCTGGACTGTCTTCAATGGTCTGAAGCATGTAAGCAGCATCTTCGTCAAGGGCTTTCTCCTTGCGAGCAGACAACTCCTCTGCCTTCAT